TGATGTGGAGACTGTGTGGGATAAGCACTGGGTTCCTGTTTTGAATAAGTTCATTAAATGATTCCTGTCCTTGGTTTTGCTACGTTAAAGAGGTTTGATCTTGCTGACCGTTTACTTCGCTCTATTGATTACCCTGTGGAGCACCTCGTTATTGTTGACAATTCAGGAACACAGGAGTGGGAGCCAGTCAAACCTGATTTGGTACGCAATATGTGGCTTCTACGGATCCCTTTTGGGCTTGGTCTTGTTGGTGCTTGGAATCTTGTTGTCAAATCCACTCCTTATGCTCCTTATTGGGTGCTGGTCAATGACGATGCTTGGTTTGCTCCTGGTGCGTTGGAAACAATTACGAAAGAAGTAAATACTGATGCTCTTAACTTTGTGGACATTACTCCGGCGTGGTCTTGCGTGGTCTTCGGTGAAGGCATGGTTGAAAAAGTTGGTCTTTACGATGAGCGTTTTTATCCCCTTTATTTTGATGATAACGATCTTGAACGCCGAGTGGATCAGGCTGAAGTTCCAAAGAACTTTATTCAGGCTCGGGTTTTTCACGAAAATTCCTCAACGCTCAATAGTGGGTTTCAGGCACAGAACTCGAGGTCTTTTGTGGCAAATCACACGCTTTATGAAATCAAGGGCAGGGAAGATGACTTCTCGCAAGGCGAGTGGAGTCTTAAAGTCAGAAGGGCAAACCGATGGGATTGAGAGTGTACACGGGAGGCACGTTCGACCTGCTACATGCAGGGCATATCAATTTCCTGAAGAGATGTGCAGAGCTTGGCTCTGTGACTGTTTCGCTAAACGAGGATGAGTTCATTGAAAAGTACAAAGGTAAAAGACCGATCATGTCGTATCGGGAACGTGAGGCTGTCCTTTTGGGATGTCGTTGGGTTGACAGGGTTGTTCCTAACTTGGGTGGTATTGATAGTCGGATTTCTATCGCTCTTGATAGTCCTGATTTGATTGTTATTGGCTCTGATTGGGCTAGGCGTGATTATTATGCTCAGATGGGCTTTGATCAGGATTGGTTGGATGAGCGTGGGATTGGGTTGTGCTACATTCCGTACACTCAGGGCATCTCTAGCACGGCTATTAAGGAAAGACTGCGTTTCAACGGTAGAATAGAGTCATAGACTTAGGAGTTACTTGTGGCAATTACCAATGGTTATGCTTCACTGAATGAAGTTAAAGCTGCTCTAAAAATTATTGATGGCTTGGATGACTCTCTTTTGGAGATGGCTATCGAGTCAGCATCTCGCCTTATTGACGGCTACGCTGGTCGCTACTTTTACAATGGTGGTTCTGCTACTAAGAACTTTGCAGCTCAAGACTGGTACATTACCCAGATTGAGGATTTGCAGAGCATCACAGAGTTGGCTTCTACTGATGAAATTGGTGGCACTTACACGACTTGGGCTGTTACCGATTACCAGTTGGAGCCGGTCAATGGTCGCACAGACGGCCTTGTGAGCCCGTACACGAGAATTAGGGCTGTAAACGACTACTCGTTCCCAGTGAACGCTGAACAGGCTCTGGTGAAGGTCACAGGCGTTTGGGGTTGGGCTTCTGTACCTATCGCTATTAAGCAAGCGACTATTCTTCAGGCTTCACGCATCTTTAAGCGTCTCGATTCGCCTCTTGGTGTTGCTGGTTTTGGTGACATGGGTGTTGTTCGTGTCGGATCGCGTTTGGACCCTGACGTTCAGCACTTGGTTGACCCTTACCGTTCTATGAGAAACTTTGCCTAATGGCGAGCATCACTGACATTCGTTTAGGGCTTGAGAAGAACCTTGCCCGTATACCTGGGCTTCGCACATCTTCTATTGCACCTGATAATGTGACACCGCCGATTGCTATCATTCAGCCAGACTCAACACCAGTGAAGTTTGATGTGGCTATGAACCGTGGACTTGATGAGTTTAGGTTTACTATCAGCATTTTGGCTCATCGTGCTGACGAACGCTCGGCTCAAAACAAACTTGACATGTACTGTGCTGGATCAGGCGATTTTTCAGTAAAACAGGCGGTAGAATATGATAGGACTCTCGGTGGCGTTGTTAACGACTGCCGAGTAACCGAGATTAGTTCATACGGAGTAATCTCATCAAACGAAATCCAATACGCAGCGGCCGAATTTTTGGTCATTGCGTATGCAAGCTAGGAGAATAAATTGGCTAAGTATGTAGTCACCGGAAACAAGGTAAGCATCAATGGTGTTGACCTTTCATCTTCGATTGCTCGTGCCGAACTGTCAATCAACGTTGCAGATGTTGACGTTACTGACTTTGGTTCAGCAGGGTACACCGAACTAATTGGTGGTCTAAAGTCGGGCACTGTCTCGATTGACTTCCACCAGGATTATGCAAACGCTTCAGTGGAGTCAACAATCTTCCCTCTACTTGGCACTATTGCTACCGCTGTTATCATCGCTGGTAACGGAACCGCAGCTTCAAGCACCACACCGGCGTACACTGCCACTGTTCTTGTGAACAACTGGAACCCCGTAAGTGGTGCAGTGGGCGACCTAAGCACAGTTTCTGTGACCTGGCCTACATCAGGTGCAGTTTCAAAAGCAACCGCTTAATTAAGGACATAAATTGAAACTCAATCTACGCATTGAATACATTTCAACAGGTGCAAAAGAAGTTACTTGTACAGCAAGTGATCTAGTTGCATTTGAATCAAAGTTCAACCTAAGTGTGACAAAACTGGGTGAAGAGACTAAGTTGACTCACCTTCTGTATCTGGCATGGGCATCTGAGAAGCGCACTAAAGCGACTGCTCTAGAGTTTGACCCTTGGGTGGATACAGTTGTCACTGTTGGGGCGAGTGATCTCGACCCAAAATAGTTGGTCTAGGCGAGACTTCAGCACATTGGTTTATCGCTGGCCTAGCTTGCGAAACTGGCATTTCTCCGCGTGAGTTGATGCTGCTGGATGAACGTATGCTTTGGACTATGAACCGTTGGTTGATAGCGAAGGCTACTGCTCGTTAATGGAGCCCCCCTCGAAAGAGGGGGGTTTTCGTTTTGCGGGTAGAATGGTTGTAGAGATTGGTGGGATTCGTGGCGAAGACAATTAAGGTTAATGCTGGTGACCGTGTTGAGGTCCAGTTAACTGATTGGCGTTATCTTGTCCGTGAGACTCGCAAGATTGAACCTGCTTTGATTGATAATTTTAAGGCTAATGCGACTCGTATTGCTCGCCCTGTGGATAAAGCGATTCGGGATGGTATTCCTAACCGTATTGGTATTAAGGGTATGCAACCTAGGGTTATTCCTGGGCGTTTGACTTGGGGCAATGGCGAGATTGAGCCTAAAAAGACGGAGATCCGTGCGGATACTCGGTTGCGTAAAAAGGGTAAGTCTATTGCTTCGGTTTGGGTTATGTCTCCGGCTGTGGCTATTTTTGACACTGCTCACAAGAGCGGTAGGCATGATGGTAAGCAGACTAAAGAGTACGATTACAGTCGCTCTCCGACTGGTAAGAGAACTCACCTTAGGAACGGTCAGGGCAGTCACATGGTGGATGCTATTAACCGTAGTCCTGCTAGAAAAGCAGTGACTCGTTCTCGTCTTGTTTATCCTCTTGCTTTGAAGGCTTTGCCTCAGGCAAATTCTGAGATTTCGGCACTTATGGAAAAAACTGCACAGCGTATTAATTCAGAGATTCAGAGGAACGCCTAATGGCTGTTATTTTACCTATTCTGTCCACCTTTAATGCGGCTGGTGTAAAGTCAGCGCAAGCATCTTTGGCTGGCCTTGGTAAAGGCATTCAAGGACTTGCTGGCCCTATTGCTGGTGCTATTGGTGGTTTTAACGCTCTACAAGCGTCTATTCGTTTTGCTGGTGAGGCTATTTCTGAGGCCCGCGATCTAGAACGTAACATGGCTGCTTTGGGAACAGTCTTCAATGACTTGACCCCTCGTATGACCAAGTTTGTTGACAATGCTTACAAGATGGGTCTTAGCCAGGTTGAGGCAGCTCGTACAAGCACATTCTTGGGTTCGGTTCTTAAGCAAGCCGGATTCGGCATGGATGAAGTTGCCGATAACACTGAGAAACTTACTGTTCTTGCTCAGGACTTGGCAACCACTTTCGGTTATGACACTTCTGAGGCTCTAACCGCTATGACGGCTTTGTTCCGTGGTGAGTATGACCCGATTGAAAAGTTTGGTGTTGCTCTTAAGCAGAATGAAGTTAATGCTCTTGTTGCAGCTAAGGGTCTTGGTCACCTGACTGGTCAGGAGATGCTTAACGCTCAACAGACTGTTCGTATGGAGCAGTTGTTCCTACGTTCGGCTGATGCTGCTGGTGCGTTTGCTCGCCAGTCTGGAACTTTGTTTGTTGAGCAGAAGAAACTTACTGCCGTATTCAGCAACATGCAGTCTGCGGTGGGTAGCCAGTTAACTCCGGCTCTTGCTGGCTTGATGAAGCAGATGACACCTATTGTCGAGGATCTAACTCCTGCTTTAAAGACGACTTTTGGTGCTGTTGGTGATGTCATTGATGACTTATCTCTAACTATCAACCCTCTGGGTCAAATCTTTATTAACCTGCTTGACATTGTTAATGGTGTTGTTGTTGGTGTTGCCAAACTTACAGATGCTTTAACTCCTGGGCTTGTTGATGCTCTTGATGCTATTGATGGTTTGGTTTATCACGTTTCATTAGGTTTAGAGGAACTGGTTGGTTTTGTTGACTGGTTCGCTAATGCAACACCTGAGGAAGCCCCGTTAACTAACTTCTTGGCTAAAACCCTTGACTTATTGAACAAGGTTTCTGCCCTCATTAACCCTGTTGCTAGAGGTATTCGCCTTCTACAGTTGCTTTTCCCTAGTGAAGTCACAGCAGCTGATTTTGGTACTGGTGGTACTCAGGATCGTAACTGGGGCAAGATTCGCAACATGCAGATCAAAAAGGGTGTTTTTGATTTTGGCAATGGTGACGATAAGAAGGGTGGCCCTTCTGATGGCAAGGCAACTAAGGATGTTGTTGCTGAGTTTTACAAGGACCTTAAAGATGAGATGGCTAAACAGTCTGCTCGTCTTAAGTTGGAGAACCTTGGTGCGTCTAAAGCATTTATTGAGTCTGTTGTTGGCTCGGGTGAAGACTGGAAGAAGGTTTTTGCTAGTGTTGCGGCTCGTGGTAAGGCTGGTGTAGCCGAACTTCAGCGTGAGTTTAACAAGACTGCTGCTGGTTTGAAGGAAATTGCTGAGGCTAATGAGGCAGCTGTTAAAGCAGCTCAGGATGCTTACGATGAGGCTTATAAGGCTTATGAGAAGCAACTTGAGGTTTATAACAAGCAAGTTGAGGCTATCAATGAACTTAAGAAGGCTCTTAAGGAACTAACTACTGCTGTTGCTCCTTTGGCCGTTGTTACTCGTGAAATTGGTCAGTTTGAGCAGTCTACGATTGATTCTTTTGACAGCATTGCTGAGAGTATTACTAAGAGTGTTGCTGATGGCACGATGCTTAAGGATGCGGCTGATGCGCTAATTAAGTACGCTCGTTCTGAACAGGCTGTTATTCAGGATTTGATGCGTCAGCGTGATGAACTGGTTAATCGCCGTAGTATGGCTCAGGCTCTTATGG